AAGCCACGGCTTTGGGACACGCCGCGGGTCGGGATTATCAAGGCACCGCCGCCGTCGCCGTGGGATCGCTCGCGGGTTTCACCTCTCAAGGCAACGCCGCCACCGCTGTGGGGCGTCAGGCGGGTCAGACCACTCAAGGCAGCCAAGCCACGGCTGTGGGGCGCTACGCGGGTAATAACACTCAAGGTGTCGCCGCCACCGCTGTGGGGAACGGTGCGGGTCAGACCTCTCAAGGTGCCTACGCCACGGCTTTGGGACATGCCGCGGGTTACAACAGTCAAGGCGCCTACTCCACGGCTGTGGGGCGCTACGCGGGTAATAACACTCAAGGTGTCGCCGCCACCGCTGTGGGGAACGGTGCGGGTCAGACCTCTCAAGGTGCCTACGCCACGGCTTTGGGACATGCCGCGGGTTACAACAGTCAAGGCGACTCCGCCGTCGCTGTGGGACGTGAAGCGGGTGTGACCTCTCAAGGCGCACAAGCCACCGCTGTGGGGAGCTTGGCGGGTTACAACAGTCAAGGCTCCTACGCGACGGCTCTGGGGTCAGTCGCGGGTCAGTCATTTCAAGGTACCTTCGCCACCGCTGTGGGGCGCGACGCGGGTCGGTACAATCAAGCCACCCAAGCCACGGCTTTGGGTGCCGAGGCGGGTCAGACCTCTCAATACATCAACGCCACGGCTGTGGGGTTCGCCGCGGGTAAGACCTCTCAAGGCGCCTCCGCCGTCGCTGTAGGGACCTTGGCGGGTCAGACCACTCAAGGCACCCTCTCCGTCGCAGTGGGGCGCGATGCGGCTCAGGTCTCTCAGGGCGCCTACTCCACGGCTGTGGGGCACGCCGCGGGTCAGACCTCTCAAGGCTCCTACTCGACGGTTCTGGGGTCGGTCGCGGGTGTGACCTCTCAAGGCGCCTACTCCACGGCTGTGGGGAACTCATCGGGTCAGACCTCTCAAGGCACCCAAGCCGTCGCCATGGGGCACGCCACGGGTTTGGACAATCAAGGCGCCTACTCCACGGCTGTGGGAACCAATGCCGGAAGACTCACGGCGGGAGCTTATAGCACATCGATGGGTTACAATGCTGGTTACTATTACACAGGCGCGAACTCGGTCGCCATCGGACTAAACGCGTCACATCTCAATTACCCATCGACCGACTATGGACAAGAACAAACGAGTGTCGGTTCGCACGCGGGGTACGAGTATGCAAAACGCTACTCCGTGAACATGGGCGTGAACGGGGGACGCATAAACGCCGGGTATTGGTCGGTCAACATCGGGACGAACGCTGGATATTCTCACGCGTCCAACGTCGGCGTCGCGAACGGTGATTACGCCGTGAACGTCGGTGGCTCGACGGGGTTTAAAGACTGTGAAGAATATAGCGTCAATGTCGGAGAAGCCGCCGGGCATTCCTACGCTCGCAATCGAAGCGTGAACATCGGAGCGAGCGCCGGGTATTCGTACGCGGGATCGTATAGCGTGAACATCGGACACGTCGCTGGACACGGTACACTGAACTCACTGCTGACCAACGCGGGGCTCGCGTCCGTGAACATAGGTGTAAACGCTGGATATTCGAACGATGGGCATTATAACACGTGCGTCGGGGACACCGCTGGGTACGCTATCACCACGAGGAGCGGTGCGGACGGACACAGCGTCTGCATCGGTCGCCTTACGGGATATAACCATGCGCATCATCACACGACGATCATCAGTTCCGTCGGTTCATCCGTCGACTCGAACGGGACGTACAGGTGTTACATCACCCCGATTCGATACAACACCGAGACGTACTACTTGCAGTACAACGGTTCGGCGTACGACGGTACGTACGGTGGTTCGGGCGAGGTGACGATGTCGTCGTCGACGCCGACGTCCGACGATCGTCTCAAGTTTAACGAAAAGTTCATCGCGAACGCGACGGACACGCTCATGAAATTGCGTCCACAGACGTACGACAAACAGGTGTACCTGTCCCACGACTTCGACGCCGCGCTGCGGCGACGGAAGTACGAGGCGGGTCTCATCGCACAGGAAGTCTTCTACGACGTGCCCGAGCTGCGACACTTGGTGGAGGTGCCGCCGACGGCGACGAATCTCCAAGAACACGTCACGTCCAGTAAAGATCCGGCGATCGATCCGGATTATTCCAATTGGGGTGATCAACCGGCAAAGTTGGATTACGTCCAACTCATACCCTACATCGTGCAATCGATCCAAGAGATCGCGGCGAATCGCGAGAAAGTGCCCCTCGCCGCGGTGAGTCACGACGGGCTCATCGTGAGCGCGGACGAGACCGGGAATCATTTATCGTCGACGGTCGGTGATCCCGCGTGTTTCGGCGTGGTCGTGGGCGATAACGGCGACGTCGTCACCAGTGGCACCGCGCACGTGTGGGTGTTGAACTCCACGGGCAATCTCGCGTCGGGCGATTTGGTGACCACGTCATCGACCGTCGCCGGGTACGCGCAAAAGCAAGGCGTCACCCAAGTGACGAGCGCGACGTTCGCCAAGGTGTTGCGTCCGTGTGATTTCGCACCGGCGACCGTGCCCGTGAAACGCGTCCGTCGAACGGTCGTGGACACCACCGTGTACGTGTTCACGTGGAAAGAGCGATGTGGTGACCAGGAATACGAGACGTACCCGGACGAAAATCGAGAGATGCGGCAGTACGTGCGATATACCGCGCCCGAGGAGGGTGGCAAGGTGTACACGCAAGAGGAATACGACGCGATGACGGCGGATGCGAAGGCGAAGTGTCTGTCGGAGGATATCACGGAGTATTACAGAATCATGCGGAGCGAGATGTTGACCCCGACCGAGGGGTACGTCGAGACGACGAAGCAGATCAACGTCGAGGCACGCGATGCGCATGGAAATCTGGTCTACGAGGACGACACGGACGAGACCGAACCGGAATACCCGGTGCGATACTTAGACGCCGACGGGGGCGTGCTCCCCGGTGCCGAGGGCGCGGTCCACGTCGCCGCGCGCATCAAGTGTAAGCTCTTGTGAGAGGATGGTGTCCCAATCGTAATGTGTCGCGATGTGCTCGCGAAGTCCGTCGGGTTTCGCAATCTTTCCGTGGAAACAGTCGTGTAACGCCGACGCGAAATCCATCGCGTCGAATTCCGATACCACGCCGTTGTGCTTGTCGAAGTTGCACATGTGCGCCGTGCCTATGGGCTCGATGACCGTGGCGTACGCGCCGAGCGTTTCTTTCAGCGCGGGAACCCCGCTCACGATTTGGTGTCGATTGAAATACCCGTGTTCGACGTTCGTGAGCCCAAATCCTTCGCCGCAGCACGTATTCAATCCCACGTCTGCGGCGTTGTATAACACGTTCACGGTGTCGTCGGACATCGTCAGCGGTGTCGGCGTGGTGAAGATGTGTGTCGTCACCGCGACCGGGTCGAGTCGTTGGCGCATGCATTCCGTCGCGATGAGTTCGTTGATGTCGTACCCATCCTCGGACACTTGTGCGCACCCCACGTAGAGCTTGAGACGACGATCGAACTCATTCATCGTCAATAGTTTCAGGAATGCGCGAACGGTGATGTCGTATCGTTTGCGGTACGAATTTCGATTCATGTTCAGGACCACGAAATCGTCCGCCGCGAATCCACACGCGCGTTTCGCCGCGACCTGTTCCACGTCCCTGAACCGCTCGACGTCGACGCCGTGTCGCATGACGCGAACGACGTTTTCGTCGAATCCGTAATCGTTCACCAGATGGTCGCGCCAACACTCGAGGAATACCCACAGTTTCTTCACGCGTTTGTTGTCTCGAAACTTGCGCATGACCGTCGGTCGTTCCCACGGATACACGATGTCCAAGTACACCCACGCGGGGACGTCGGGTACCAAGTCGAGAATCGCCGTCGTCACCATGAGGTCGTTGTACAAAAAGATGACGTCCGGGTTTTCTTGCTCCACGCACGGCGCTATACCCTTATCGCCGAATCCCTTGGGCGATTCCGGGTCGATGTCCACGGCGTCGTAAATCTTGATTCGCGGATCGATGAACCGGTCCTCGATCGCTTGCCCGGGGTAATTCTGAAACGCATAGTACACGACCTCGACCCCAGGCTGAGTCGCCAGGTGATTACTGATTTTGTTCGCGACCCGAGCGTACCCAGTGCCGTGCCCAGGGTGCGTGCAGAAGAACAAAATTTTCATATGAATAAAATTCGCGACATTTTTTTAAGTCGGGTACTAGTATATAATATGGGAATCACCGTGAACCAATCGTTCATGACACCGGCGGGATTCGAAATCCCATCGCATTACATCAGTCTCGGAAACACACAGATTGTCATGGTGCGTCCACCCCCCATGCCGAGACCCATCGATCAACCCCCGGAGGAACAAAAGTACGCGATCGAGGTGTATTTCAACATTTGGGTCTCGAAGACCGCGCGTGACCAAGGTCGAGCAAGCGTCGGGATGCGGCGCGTGCACATCGTGCGCGACACACCGATCACGGAGAACGTGTACGCCGTGCTCTACGATAAACTCAAGGAGGAGCTCGCGGACGTGGAGTACACGGAAGATATCTGAGTAGAAAATTTTAGTGACACATATTAGTATTCCACATGTCCCTCAGCAGCGACAACGTCGGATATCTCGATATATCGAATGCGATTCTTCGAGTCGGCACACTCGACGTGGTCGGTTTACAGGGCGTCGACACCGTGACGAACGTCCTTCGAGCGAATTCCGTGCTCGTGTACGACGACATGGGCACGGACATCGTGACCCCGCCGTTCACCCTCGGTGCCGGGGTCAGTCGATCGACGTCCCCGACCGAAATCGAGCTTCGATACGCGAGCGGGAACAACTTCATGTACAAGGGGATCAAACTCCCAAACTTTTTCGTCGGCGAATTCGAAGTGTACAGCGCCGACGCCTCGACCGGGAACGTGTTCGTGCAGATGTACACCGAGAGCACGACGTCCTATGGGAACGACGGGTACGAACTCGTGTTCGATTGGCAGTACAACACCATCACCTTGAAATACGACGGCACGCAGATCGCCCAAGGCACGTCCGCGGGACTCTCGCTCACGACGTGGCAACGCATCTCCGTGACGTACGATCGAAACGTGTGGACGGTGTCCGTGAATGGGACCGTGAAACTTCTCCTCGACGACACCGAACGCGCGGCGGTGTACGAAAACCCAACGACGGGACAGTACCTTCGATTCGCCACGAACGCGGGGACGAGTCGGAAACTGCGCGCGATCAAATTCATGAACGGTTCGTACTGGTCCCAAAGCAAATTGGGGCACCTCTCCTACACGAACGGGAACGTCGGGATCGGGACGTACGCACCGACGACGCACAGATTCGAGGTGTTCGGATCGGCGAAGATGTTGAACGTCGACGCGACGACCATGGCGATCTCGGACACGACCGAGGCGACGTCGCTTTACACCGGGGCGCTCACCGTCGCGGGTGGGTTGGGTGTCGCCAAAACCGTGTACTCGCAAAATCTCATCACCGAGGGTCTCCAATCGGTACGGTCACCGACGGGGTCAAGTTTGGATGCACCGTACCAATTCACTCTCTCAGAATTCAATAATGACGGCAATGATCGATGGTGGCGCATCGGTCGACTCTTCACAGACGGGAGCGCGCATTGGTCGTTTTTCAAGGCGTCGGTTTCCATTCAGCGCGTGAATGGTTTGGAGCGCACGATCGATTTTCACACGTGGGGTGATGCGAGTACTCCGGATGCTTTCTATTTGAGCTACGCCAACGTGTGGGGTCAATCCACGACACCCTACGCGGGTCGACTCATCATGTACAGGGACACGACGAACCATTACTTGGACATTTACGTGTTCGTGGCGACCTATACAAGGGTCACCATCAGGGGTGCCACGTCCGACACCAGTGCACAAACGGACTTAGGTGGATCGGATCTCGGTCTCAATGCGACACCCAACTGGTCCACGACCGCGCCGACGACGAGTGGAACCTACACGGTATTTTACGACTCGGACGAAAATCAAACACACGGCGGTGCGAAATCCTTCCTCGTACAAAAGGATCGAAAGTTGGGCATCAACATCGACGGTCCGGACGAGGCGCTCCACGTGGGTGGGAACATTCGACTCGGTGGACGCGCGGGGAACGACGATAACGCCGATTACAGCATTCAAACCGCCGGACAATTGGGGATTCGTGCGAACGACACGAGCGATACGGATGCGGGTTATGTATATTTCAATCTCATCTGTGGACCGACCTCGAATGCCTCGAACACGTCGTCGATTCAATTAGGAAGTTTTTCGGATTGTACCGTGCGAACGTTTTGCAAAAACTATAAAGTCACCCAAACGGATGTCACGGCGAGTGGACAATTCATGGTGTATTCGAACAGTGGGATCTCGTCGAACGTGTGCGTGCAGGGCGACGGGAACATCGAGCGCACGTACACATACGACAGCGTGCGGTACGCCGGGGGCATGCACCTCACCGGAGGTTCGATCCTACCCCTGTACGACGGACAAGTCGACACGGCGTTCCGCATGGATTTGGGAAATACCGCGTACCGTTGGAGAGATATCAACGCGAGGTATTTCAATTTTTATAGCGGCACCCTCATTGGCGCGACCGAGACCATGGGTCTGATTGGTCGAAACGTATCCACACCCACCGGGTCGAACGCCGCCTTTCTCACGTTCGCACAAGTGTACGAAGATTCGACTCAGGTGGGGTGGTTTGGTTGGTCACAAAAAATATCGAGCGTCGTGGACTCGACCACACACGCCGGTATACGTTTCAACGGGCACAATAATCACCGCGGTCTCTCGTTCGAAACGGGTGCCACTGGTGGAGCATCCCCGAACAATCTTAAGAAAGTCATGCACCTCGACCAAAACGGGTCCGTGGGGATCGGGACGGAAGATCCGTTCAACCATTCGTACGCGCCGTACAGTGATTTTACGCTCGGTGGTTTACACGTGCGCAAAGACATCTACACCCAAGGGAACGGGTACTGGTGTCCCGATCACACGGTACAATCGAATCACCAGTTTTATGGGAAAATATATTACCATGCGGGTCCGGGTGGATACGCAGAGGGTCCGTACATAACGTCGGGGATGATGATCCAAAACCTATCCACCTCCGATATCGGGTCGGTTGGTAATTATTCCCAACGTGTCATTTTCAAAACACACGATTCCGGGACATACGGCGGTGGTTTCTCAGACTGTGCCATGGGGTTGAGCACGAATGGGAAGGTGACGATGCGTAAGTACATCTACGCGACGCCATTGAGTAAACTCCACGTCGAGGATAACGGGTATGCGTTCACCGTGTCCGGGACGCGGGACACGGCTGACACGTACTCTTACATGCGTTTGGGACATCCATGGAACGTTGAGTATGCCGATTATTGTTCTCTGTTTGAGAGCTACAATAACTGGGGAACCGATTTTAAATCTTCGTTGAAAATCTATACACACACGGGTACATCTGAGGGGAATACAACATCACCGGGATACAACATCACCGGAATCCATCTCGTAGACGGGCTCGTCGGACTCGGCGGTGCCGTGAACACAAACGCTACGTGTACCGTCGGGAGTGGAAATGGGTCAGTGTATGCGTACTCGTACACCGTTCGAGGTACGTATGGGACCAACTATTGGTCTGAGGGTACCGGTGACGGTGCAAGTTACACGACGTACAACAGTGTGTTCAAGGTGTGGTCGGGCATGGCGTGGAAAAGTTATGATGACACTGTGCGCCACTTCTTGGACGCTCGGGCCGGAAATTTTTCCATGTTGGGTACGTGCTATGCCGCCGCCTTCTCGACCGCGTCCGATGATCGCGTCAAGGATTTCGAGAGACCGTTGCGTTTGGGCACGGAGACCTTACTCAAACTGAATCCGGAACATTACTACAAGCGCGACAAATTGGAGTTGACGACCAAGGTGAAATATCGCGAGGAGTTCGGGCTCATCGCGCAGGAGGTGTACTACGACGCCCCGGAACTGCGTCATCTCGTGAAATTGCACTACGACGCCGATCCGTCCGAGACGAAACCCGTGCGCGACGAAAACGTACAGATCGATCCCCCGTACGCCGATTGGGGGTCGCAAGCGGCGACGCTGGACGTCGTCCAGCTCGTGCCCGTGATCATCAATTCCATCAAAGAGATCGTCACCGAAAAGGATGCGGTGAAGACCCGCGTGACCGACGTGGCGTTCTCGAACGTGCTCGACCACCGCGGCTTGATCGTGTGCGCGCGAGCGGACGAGTTCAGTCCGAAGAGTGGCAAACCCCTCGTGGAACTCTCGAACAGGATCGCGTGTAAGGCGTGGTACGGCGTCATCGCGGGTACGAACGTCCACACGGAAGATTCCGAGACGCTCATCGCGCGCGGCGGTGACGCGAAGGTGTGGGTGCTCACGCGCGAGGGCGCGAGCGTGGAGAGTGGTGATCTGTTGTGCACGTCGAACGTGCACGGCTACGCGTGGACGCAGAGCGACGATCTCGTGCGCTCGAGCACGGTCGCCAAGTTAACACAGGGATGTGATTTCACCGTCCCCGTCGCTCGTCCGAAAAAGAAGATTCGTCGCGAACTCAGGGACGTGACGTACTACATCAAGCGGCGATGGTACCCGTCGACGAAGGCAGAGTACGACACCATGCCCGACCACAAACGCGACACGTATTTGGAGGATTATTACGCGAAGACGGAGTACGAGTACCGTCCCAAAACCGATATCAAAAAAAGCGACGACGAGGAGTGGAACGTCGTCGTGTTCATCAAACAACTGACATACGAGATCAGTAAGGAGACGTACGACGCGTTGTCACCCGAGGCGCGCGAGGCGTACAAACCGATGGAAGGTGACAAATTCGTGCGCACGGAACAGCAGACCGCGACACAGGAGGCGTATGATCTCATGACCGAGGAGGAACGCGCGGAGTACAAGGAGTACCAAGCGAAGCCGACGACCACGGACAAGACCGTGGACGAGTGGGAAACGATCGAGGACGCCGTCGAGAAGGCGAAATACGTCTTGAAGATTCGTCGGGTGTACAAGCGCATGGAGGAGTGGGTGTCGAAGGACCCGTTGATCACGAACACCACGGTGGAGACCAAGGAAGAGATGGTGGACGTCCTGGACGCCGATGGACAGCGCATCTACGACGACGACCCCGACGAGACCGAACTCCCGTACGAGATCCGATACCTGTCCGCACAGGGGACGATCACCACTCGACACAACGCGGTGTTCTACGCCGCACTTTTGAATTGTACCCTCATGGGTTAAAAATAATCTCGCATGGTAATACTATAAACCATGAGTGCGGGTATCACGCAGTTGCTCGCGATCGGTGCCCAGGATAAGGCGATCACGGGAGATGCGTCCGTGAGCTACTTCAGAAGTTCGTTCAAGGCGCACACGAACTTTGCGCAAACGGTCGAACGACAAACGATTCAAGGTCAAGTGAAGCCGAACGCCATGTCCACCGTTCGATTCGAACGCAAGGGTGATTTGCTCTCGTACGTCTACCTCACCCCGCTCGCGAACGGGACTCAGGCGAACACGTCGATCTCCGATTGGAGCACGGTCATCGATAAGGTCCAATTGGTCATCGGTGGACAAATCGTCGACGAACAAGACGCCATCTTCACCCAGCGCTTGGCGCCGACCATCATGGCGTCGAGTCCGGTACAATCCGCGGCGGGCAACGTCTTCGGTGGGTCGAGCAACGCCATCTTCTACCCGCTCAAGTTCTGGTTCAACTCGTACGCGCAGGCGCTTCCATTGGTCGCCCTCCAGTACATGGACGTCGAGATTCGCATTCACTGGGGCGCCGAGGTCGGTGACAAGTGGGAGGTGTGGGCGAATTACATCTACTTGGACGGCGCGGAGCGCGAGTACTTCGCGAGCCAACCCTTGCAATACCTGGTGACCACCGTCCAAAAGTCGCTCCCGACGAACGCGAAGGTGCACGAATTAAATTTCAACCACCCGGTCAAGGCGATTTGTTCCGCCGCGAACGATGGGTCCACGATCGCCCTGGCACACATCGCCAATCGACTGAAGCTCCAGATGAACGGGATCGACGTCGGCGATTTTCGTTTGGCGCAACCGCACTTCACGAAGGCGGCGGCGTATTTCCACTGCCCGTACGCGCACGCCACGAACCTGGCGGACAACATCATCATCATTCCCCTGTGCCTGGACACGTCCAAGGGACACATCAGCACGGGTTCGGTCAACTTCTCTCGACTCGACAGCGCGCGCTTGATCTCGGAGACCGCGACGAGTCAACAAAACCTGTACGCGCTCGGATTCAACCTGTTCATCATCAAGAACGGGATGGGTTCCTTAGCCTTCGCCAACTAAATTCTACGATTCATGTAACATGAGACTCTACGCCGTCGCCATCATCTTAGCGATCCTTTTCGTCATCACCTACGACCCCAAGAGTCGCACCCTCGAGAAATACCTCATGGGTCCGTCCGCCTCGGTCGACGCGCACCAGGCGCGAGGACCGGCACCGATCGACGCGCACTGCAAACACCCCCACTTCCAGGCGAGGAACTTTGGCGAACCCGTGTACGATTGTCCGAAAAGTAATTCAAAAATGGGTGCGATTCACTCGGCTTAAAAGGAAAGACGGTGAATAACAAAACATCATGATGCACATGGACAGACAATTGCTCACGACGATCGCCGCCGTCGTCGCGGTCGTGGCGTGTATCTATCTCTTCAGGGAGATGAAACAGGCGAAGGACGACGTCGACGGGTTGAAGATGGTGCAGTCGAAGATGATGCACATGCTCGCGCCCCCGCCCCAGCCTCAGCCTCAGCCTCAGCCTCAGCCCAGACCGTACGGCATGCCCGTGCCGCCACCGCCACCGCCGCCGTCGAACACCGAGACCGCGACGGCACCGATCGCGTCGGAAACGGAAACGGAAACGGACGAAATCGTCCAAGAAAAATAAGTTCGCTCATGGTAGATGAGAACCATCATTCATGAAGAAGCACAAAGCAATCGCAATACCAGTCACGTTCGAAACGGACGATAAGAAACCGAGGTTTCTTACCGTTCGCGATCGCCGGTGGCACGAGTGGATATTCGTCACCGGTGGATGTCGAAAGCGAGAGATCACGTCCCCGCTTCGATGTGCCCTCAGAGAGTTGGAGGAAGAGACCCGCGGATGCATGAACTTGCGGAGCGGGTGCTACACGGAATTTTCATTCACGGTCAAGGATAAGGAAGAAGGCGTCGATCTCGTGTACGCGGTCTACGTGTTCTTCGTCGACGTGAACAACGCCCAGCGTCAGGCGATGGTGCGAAAGTTCATGGACGAAAAGGCGAAGATGCAGCTTCGGAAACACAACAAGCTTCCCATAAAACGTGTGTACGACGAGAACGATTTCATGTCGTGGGACACGCTCGATGATTTCAACAAGCGGAAACAGTGGAAGATGCAGGTGGATCACATTTTGAAAAATCCAGAATTTTACTCCGCGGTAAGTTCGCAATTTAGAAAAACCTTTAATTATGTAAAATGAAGAGTAAGAAGTTCATTCTCAGTCAAATCAAAGAAACCATGCTCGAGAAGGGGCACTCCGAGGCAGACGCCGACGCGTACGTCGACGAGGTCAAGGACAACACGGTGTACGAACTTCTCGTGATCAAGAAGGAAATCAAGCCGCCGGCGCCACCGTCTCACGAAGAGGACGACGAGGAGGAGTCGGAGTCGCGATCGTTTTTCGACAGGCTTAGAGGGGTCGACCGATACGAATACTAAAGACGGACGATGTTTAAACGATGGTGTCATGAAAACGGACTGAACAACGCTTCCAATCTCTCGCACGTGCTGATGAACGGGGGGAAACTCAGCATACCCGACGACAGATTGAAAGAGTTCTACGAGGTCTACTGCGACGCGGTCGCGTCCGGGGAAAAACTGTACGTGGTGGAACAAAAGTCCACCCTGTACAACTTTTTCGTCGACATGGATTACAAAAGCACGGAGGCGCTCGACCTCCCGGAGGTGGAGTCCATCGTCAAGGTCGTGTGTAACAAGGTCAAGGCGCACGGGGGGAAGGACGCCCTCGTGTGTCTGGCGCCGCCCAAAGACGTGGGTGAGGGTAAAATTAAGACGGGCATACACGTCAATTTTCACGGATTCGTCGTCGATCAGCGATCGGCGGTCGCCCTGCGACAACACCTCCTCATCGCCCTGTACACGGCGAAACCGAGCGTGGAGTGGAGCGACGTCGTGGACGCGTCCGTGTACGGCGATGTATCGAGAGGAAGTAAAGGCAGTGGATTCCGCATGCCGTGGTCGTTGAAGCGCGCGCGATGCGACGCGTGCGGTGGGAAGGGGTGTTCGACGTGTTCGAACGACGGACGGATCGATCAGGTGGCGTACTTACCCGTGTACATCTACCGCCACGGTCCGTTGTCCACGCTTCAGCGGATCGAACAGACCCCGGACCCGGCGATCCTCGAGATGTCTGCGGTGCGCTCGAGCGCGACGACGCACGCGAACGTGCAACCACCGAACGCGGTGTTCAGGGAAGGCGCGTTCACGCGACAGGAGACTAAGGATGAATTCACCGACGACGTCGCGATCGGACAGCTCGAGGCGTTCGTGCAGAAATACGCGGACGGACAGGCGAGCGCGCGTTTGACCAAGGCGTACAGACAAAAGAACGGAAACCTCATCGTGGCGACGACGAGTAAGTATTGCGAAAACATCGCGCGCGACCACGGGGGGAACCACGTGTGGTTTTTAGTGAACGACGCGTGCGTCATGCAAAAGTGTTTTTGTCGATGCGAAACCTTGGTCGGACGTCAGTTTGGATTCTGTAAGGATTTCACGGGGAAGGAATACAAACTCACGTCTGATTTGAAGAAGGCGCTGTTTTCTGGAGGGGACGAAACGACGACGACGACGAAGAAGAGGAAGAAACCGTCGCCACCGAAATCAAATTTCAGCGACGTGAAGCTCGAACTCGAGACGTTCATTCGAAAATATTTTTCCGGGCACGAGGACACGAAAATTGTCGAGGTGTGTAAGAAGGGCGGTCGGGTGTTGATCGCGACGAACTCGACATCGTGTGCGTGTGAAAAGTTTGTCAGTTTCGCCGTGGACAAGTCGGGCATGATTCAACGGGTGTGTGGGTGTAAGGAGCGGAAACAGATGCGACTGTTCGCGAGCACCGTGGACAAACTCAAAAAAAAATAAACCCACCCATGATAGATGGCGCTCTACCTCGTCGGGGCGACTGGGTTTTTAACGTACCTTTTGACCTCCCAGCGCCAACGCGTGACCCTCGACCTTTACGATTTGAAACTCGAGGCGCATAAATATTCAGGCGTCGACCCGGTGGAATTCACGGCGTTCCTCGATGACTTGAACAAGATCGAATTGTACTTGGAAGACCCCGACGTCGCGTCGTATTTTCTCTACACCGCGCTCGACCACCTGAGTAATTTGAAATTCTCCAAGTACGGGATCGACGCGGAAATCGACGACATCGTCGCAAAGATTGGGTTCAAGGGTGAACTCGCCATCATGGACAGTGCGATTCGTGAAAAGAAACGTTTCACACCCAAGTACTTAAACGAGACCTTCCAATACAAAACAGAACCATGACGATGATCAGGACTAGATCTGGGCGTGCGATTAAGAAACCGGAAGAGATTTACATTCCCGATCTCGATTTCGCGGAAGACGATTTCTCTGATTCGGACTACGACGACGACGACGACGACCTCGACGGATCGGACATCGACACGGAAGATGAGTTGGACGACGACGACGACGACGACGAAGAGGACGAGGAGGACGACGACGACGACGAGGTGGATGAGTTCGGGAACATCGTCGGACTCATCGTGGACGAAGACGACGAAGACGACGACGACGACTCGGAATTCTATTCGGAATCGGCGTCGGACGACGACGACGAAGAGGATGAGTCCGAACTGGAATCGGAATCGGAATCGGAATCGGAAGAAGAGGAGATCATCCGTCGTCGTAAGAAACACAGACGGGGTTAAAAGAATTAGCTCCTTTACATATTAATAAGCATGGAAACGGATATCGGTCAACCCGTCGATTATAACCCGAACATTCACGTGCCCAAAGAACCGTCCTTACAACAAGAAGACACGTCGTCGCCCATAGATGAATACATGCAACCGCACATGTACATGGAGGCGCCACCACCACCGCATCAGCACGTGTTTTACCCACCTCCGTCGACCACCGCCGCCTCGTTCGACATCACGTCACTCGATAAGAACACGTACCTGATGGCGTTCGTCGCGTTTCTCCTAGGATTCTTCATGGGTAAGACCATGATCAGTCCAGTTATCTTCCGGAACCCCTAGATCATTGCCTGTAAATTTACCTACGCGCCCAAATTTCTCCGTGTCTCTGAAGTACCCCCTCCCCACGACGAGTGGATCGGTGAGCATCTCATCCATCACCTCACTCGGTGTGTCTGATTTCTTGTTCCTCTGTATGTCGAGCGCGTCGCCGTGTATCATTATCGCGTAGAAGACTATGAGCAGGGTCACGATGTTGAGTATGATTGATAATGCACTCATTACAATAGTGTGTGAAATTTATTCCTCGGTCGGCGCGGCTTCGGCTTCGGCGTCGGCTTCTGCGTCGGCTTCGCGCTTCTTCCGGCGTTCCTCGATTTCCTCGGCGACAATTTTATCAGCTTCGGCGATCAGTTTCGGCATGTCCCAGTCCGGGTGTTCAACCTTCAACTTATCGACGATATCGGACGGGTGGCTGATTGGAGGTTCGTCGGGTTTCGTGTAGTAGGCGGAATTCTCGTCACCCGGAACGACGTAGTTTCCATCCGAGCGTTCGATCATGTTACGTTTGCGTTCTTCGAACATCTTCTTCGCTTGGATCTGATTCTCTCTGTACTCACCGAAAATCTGCTCGAGCTTTTCGTTCGCGTAGTGACTGTCCTCGATGTCCGTGGGTGGGGGCAACAGTAACCACTTCCCGACGTCGGCGACGTAGATGTCAAACGTATCGTCGGACTTTTGGATCCTCTGTGCGTGTTTCGCCGCCTCGTCTCTCGTACCGAAAACGCCGCGAATCTTCACGGCGAAGTTGTCCGATCGCTGGGGTGTCTCGGGTCCGACGACGGAGATGCACGCGAAAAGCTGTCCCGGTGGTAAATCGTAATCCTGGTCAAGAAGGCTCATGGCTTTGCTTTGTATCATACACTGCGACATCCTCTTTAATATAACTTTTTGTTGTAAAGGCTATTGATTTCTTTTTGAAACTTCTTAATTTTGTCTTGAAGCTTCGACACGCGATTGAAATCTGGATTCTTCTTCTGGATTAACTCACTCACGCGACGCGAAAGGTCACCAACCTTCTTCGAAAGTTTGGCCACCTTGTCTTGTCTTTTCTCAATAGCTTTCCGCTCGGACATGAGCTGTCGAATTTTTCGGAGAGTCTCAGTTGGGTTCATCATCGCGTGATATTTATATTACAGAAAAAAATCAACATTGGCTCAAAGAATTCGTGACATGCTAGACCACGACGACGACCATGGTTCACGAATTTTGGAACACGCAGCCGATGGGTAAGGATGTGGAAACCCGCGACGCCGACGAATCACCGATCGCGCTACCCGACGGCTTCGAGTGGTCCACGTGTCAGACACACGAGTTGAAAAATCTTCTCGCGGCGCACTACCTCACCGACGACGAGTCGAGCTTGGAGTACTCCAAGGAATTCATCGAGTGGGTGTTGCACGCCGATCCGTACTGGAACATCGCGTTACGTCGCAAGGGTAAACTGATCGGTTTCATCGCCGGTCGTCCGTCGCACATGGTGTGTGACGGCGCGCGCGTGTCCACGATCGAGGTGACGTTCCTATGCGTTTCCAAAAAGCTCCGCGGACATCGTCTCGCACCGAGTCTCATCCAAGAGCTCGATCGACGCGCCGGACGTCGAGGCGTGTACCAAGCCATCTTCACCGCCGTGAAAGAACTCCCGTTCCCCGTGGCGGTGACGCAGTCGTGGCATCGATTGCTCAACGTCCCGAGTCTCATTAAATCAGGGTTTTACCAGACCGACCGACCACGCGCTCGCGCGTTCGACGTCCACGGCACGTCCCTTCTTCATCGCGCCACACAAGACGACGCCGAAGACGTCCTGAACATACTCAAGGCGGAGACGCAAAGTCTTCGCGTGTGCAGGGACGTCGACGACGATTACGTGCAGCGTTTACTCAAGCTACCGCACGTGTTCGTCGGCGAAGGGAAATTTGTGTGTCTGTACGAGGTCGGGTACAGGGGGGCGAACGGTGTCGCCAACAGACAGGCGTACGTGATCCACGCCGTGGGCGACGGCGCTCTTCGCGACGCGACGATCCTCGCCAAGAACGCGGGTTTCGACGTGTTGAACTGCCAGGACGCCCCGTTCACGGAGGACGAACTTCTCGAGCATCGGTTCATTCGAGGTCTGGGTGCCCTTCACTACTACCTGTACAATTGGAAACTCGACCACCGCCCGTTGAAAAACACCGAACTCGGATTTGTGTTACAGTAGTATGGAGGAGATTCGAAAACATCACAATTTCGTCAAGCGCGAACTCATCGCGGCGACGTGCACGTCCGAGTGTCACGTGTTAGACGTCGGGTGTGGGTTCGGGGGTGACCTTCCGAAATACAAGTCCGCCGGGGTCACGAATCTAAACATGTGTGATCCAGACGACTCGGCGTTGGTCGAGGCTCGACAACGGGCGAAGAACTTGGACATGCGTCGCGTGAACTTTTATCACGGCGACATTCACGGCGCACCCAAACGCCCGTTCGACGTCGTCGTGTACAATTTCAGTCTGCATTACTGTTTCAAAACGAAGGAGTTGTTCGAGTCGACAATCAGGGAAATCAGGAAACGCGTCAAGAGGGGTGGGCGACTCGTCGGGGTCATACCCGACAGTCGTCGAATTCTGTCCACGACGCCGTACGCGGACGAGGAGGGAAACTTTTTCAAGATGCGTCTACCGCACGGGAACGGTGATTTCGGTGAGAAATTGTTCGTGCAGTTGGCGGGCGTGCCGTTCTACGACGACGGACCGAAAGCCGAACCGGTGTGTTACTCGGACGTCTTGATCACGGCGTTGGAGAACGCTGGGTTTCGCTTACACATGTGGGAGCCCCTGACGGGTTCGAAGATCTCACAGATGTACAGTAAATTTTTATTTGTGTTTAATAAGTAAGTAACGATGTTCTTGCCCCTGTTGTTGGCGACAAACATCATCATCCTGTCTCGCACGCGCGAACCCCCTCGACTGAAGGAGGTTCGTCGTCGTTACGGAATTTTGTGCGACCACTTACGATCGACGAATAATTTGCGTTTCCACATGCTGTGGGATCCCAAACCCCTGACCGCGTTCCACCGTCTCACGGACACCGTGGGTTTCAACACGAACAAAGGGGCGAACATCACCCTGTGTTTACACGGTGAACCGAACGAGATCTTCCACGTGTTGATTCACGAGCTCGCGCACTGCACGGTGGAGGTGTACGATCACAGCGATCTTTTTTGGTCCAATTACAAAGATCTCAGGGACATATGCGTGAGTCTCGGGATCTACGAGCGCATCGATGGACAGACGGAATTCTGTGGTCAGCACATCAGCGATTGATCGCGTACGACTTCGCCATGTAAAACACGAGCGCGGCGACCGCGCCCGTGGCGGCTAAGCCGATCATGCTTCGAGACCCGGCGTTGTCCAAGAAATTCGGCACGCTCGTCACCAACTTGTCCTGCACCGGTTTACTGATCGCGATGCTCGCGGCGACGCCCGCCACCAGAGCGATCAGTTGATCATCCGTCAAGTTCATGAAATTCTTGCTCTCGGGCTTCACCGGTTGCTCTTGTTGTTGCGGCATCATCATCATCTGACCCCCCTGCGTCGGGGCTTGCATGTGAAGGCTCTGCATGCGCGGTTGCTGTTGGAGCATCGGTTGTTGCGGTTGATCCATGAAACCGGCGTCTTCCATCATGAGATCGCTGATCGGTGTGGAGTCCATCATTCCAGTTTGTTGTTGATGGAGATTTTTTTCTTGTTGCACGAACGCTGTCGTGGTCTCGGCTTCGCGCGCGGTGGTCGTCGTCGTCGACGGCGGTGGGTTCGTCGTGTCCACGGACAACGACACGTACTGAGCGTCGTCCGCTAAATTCACGCTCTGAATCGAATCGCTCATCGGGTTCTGTGATTGGTTGTTTATTTTTTCTTCGTGATTTTCAGCGCCGTCTTCTTATCAGCCTTTCGAGGATCCTCCTGAACGGCGTGGGATGGGTTGTACATTTTCTTGTGTATGCTCCAGAATTTCGGCGACCCCACTCTGAAATTTTTCCTCAAGTCCGCCTTGTAATAGAAGATGCAGTCGGTCAGTTTGTTGCTCCTCGACGTGTTGTCCAACACGAGACACTCGTAGTTCTCCGTGGTGGCGTCCAAAATCTTACAAAACATGTCAAACGTCGGCACGATCCCGAAAAAGTTTTTCCACAACCGCTCCCGGTTCGCGAGGACGTTCTCGCGAAGGACGAACACGTAATCGCAATTCGCTCGAAGACTCGGTGGTAAGTCCATCGAGTATTGCAGGGTCAGGGCGAACCACAGTTTCCAGTGTCGTCCATTCATGAAACATTGTCGAATGATTTTGTCCTTAAGAAAGGACGGGTTGTACATGCAATCGTCCAAGACCACGAACGCGGGCTCGCACTTGTTCTTCGAGATCATCTGTTTCTGTCGAGCGACCACGCGTTCGAGCGCTTCCTTGTCGTAGTCGCCGTACACGAATAAATCGGGAACGAACGCGCCGAAGAACGAGTTCCCTTCCTCCGTCCCGGACAGCACGACCCCGGCTGGGATGTGACGCTTGTGATACATCATGTCCTTGAGGAGCTGAGATTTCCCCGTGCGACGCTTCCCCACGAACACGCACACGGCGTCGTCGGGCATCGTCTTGGGGTTGAACCTTTTGAGTTGTAAGTTCATCACTACTAGAATCGGACAAAGAAAGTGCTCGACTCTGACGCGAAAACTTTTGTGAGCTAATCGTAGATGTCGACAGTCGGCAGATTGAAATTAGCGACGACGGGTTCACTCGACGGATGGCTCGTCGGCAAACCGTCGTACAGTCATTTCCTGAAGCGGTACAAGAGGAGCACGCCGTTCAGCGTGGAACAGATCGAGATCCCGTTCGAGGGCGGTGGGTCGATCGATTTCGGCAAACACGTGACCGCCCTGATCGACCCGAGTCGAGGTGACCTCGTGCGAAACATGACGCTTCGCGTGACCCTGACCGATCCCAAACCCGATTTCTCCGAGGAGTGGAACAACAATTACTACCCACCGAGCGTGATCAGTCACTTGATCGAGTACGCCGACCTCGTGATCGGGTCGCAGACGATCGAGCGCATCACAGGCGAGTACATTTACATGAATTCTCAACTCACCCTGACCTCGGACGACGTCGAGCAGACGGAATATTTTTTGTCCGGTCACGGGAATTTCCTCTCATACACGGGACAGTACACGTACTTCTTGGACATCCCTTTCTACTTTCATCGACACAGCGCGCTGAGCATACCCACGTGCGCGCTCACGAAACAAGTGGTCGAGGTCAAGATCAAATTACGTCCGCTGTCGGAGATGATCTTCTACGGCTACGTCCCAGGGATCACGGCGCAGATCAAAAACATGAGTCTCGACTGCGAGTTCGCGTTCGTGGGGGAGGACGAGCGGAACTATTACCGCACGACCCCGTTGGACTACTGCATCACCCAACTCCAAAAGGCGGAGTTCGAGATCCCGTACGGCGACACCGAGAAGAGCGTGTTGTTAAAGTTTCAACACCCGGTAAAGGAGATGTATTTCCTCTCGAGGAGCAAGGCGTCGATGCTCGCGAATTTCCCGAGCACGTTCAACCCGATCGATCGCGTGGAGTTGCGATTTAACAACGAGGTCGTGTTCGATCACGATCACAAATATCTCACGTACGAGGTCCCGCTTCGACGACACGTGAACAGTCCCTTGGTACAGACCGTGTCGACGATCGAGGTCGCCCCGGACGGGGACGACGACATCGTGTTCAACCACGCCATTCGTGGATATTTCGGCGTGTACAGTTGGTCGATTCGTCCCGAGTCGTACTACCCGACGGGTCAGGTGAATTTCAGTCGGGTGGCGCATCAGTTGATACGCGTGCGAATCCAACAGATCCCCGAGTACGCCGGGTACGACAACGTCGTCCGCGTGCTCGCGAAGAATTACAACCTCATGACCATCTCCGATGGAATTTGTGGGTTAAAATTCTAACCACTAATAGTAGAATGGCTGGTCGAACACAGCTCGCGGTGTTCGGTGAAGGATCCAGGGACGCGTACCTGATCGATGACCCCGAATACACACCGTTCAAAGAATTGTTCCACAAGCACAGCGCGTTCGCGACGCAGACGGTGAACTTGGAACACGTGGGACAGGGCAAACCCGATTTCGGGGAGACCGTCCGTTTCAGAGTCTCCTCGAACACGGGCGATTTGTTGACGAACTTGGCGTTCAGGATGACGTTACCTCGAACGAATCGCTCCGCCACGGGATACGTGGAGTCCATCGGACACGCCATCATCGAGCGCGTGGATTTCCTCTTGGGCGACGTCGTCGTCCAGCGGTTGACGAGCGATGAGTTGACCATACACAGCGAACATCACATGACGCAGACCCAACAAAACGCGCTCTCGCAATTGATCGGGAAGTACCCGATTCGTTCGGCGGGCACGCGGGTCGGGAGTAAATCGATTCTGTACTACCTCGGAAGTCATGCGACGACGGAGTCGAAATGGATCGTGGACCTCCCGTTTTGGTTTTACATGAAGGAGCACCTCGCCGTCCCCTTGTGCGCGCTCTACAAACAGGAGGTGTTCGTGGAGGTCAAGCTTCGAGACTACGCCCCGCTCGTGGTGTCCTATCAAAACATCAGCTCGGACCCGGACGTGGACAACGCCACGCGACCGACGCTGCCGTCGCCCGTGCACATGGTCGATTTCACCATGGACGCGGAGGTGGTTTTCGTGGACGACTTCGAGCGCACGAAACTCCAAAGCGTGACGATGGATTACGTCATCCCGCAGTACCAGAGACAGATCTTCACCGTCGCCGCGGGGGTCACGACGACGCGGCTTCGCACGTCGTTCACGAACCCGGTGCGAGAGTTGTTGTGTGTGATTCAGCGCGAAGATTTGGGTCAGGAATTACAATTCTGTTCACCCTTGGATTTCGACAACATCACCACCGACGCGGGCACGGGGTACGGGAAGTACAGCGCCGAGGACGGACAGATTTTGTACGAACACCTCAAGAGCATGAGCCTGACGTTCGACGGCACCCCCGTTTTAGACGCGATCACGGGCAACGCCCTGTTCCTCAAGGCGGTCATGGGTGGGATTCATCACAGCAAGACCCAACTGATTCGTCGCTTCTACAGTTACTCGTGGGCGCTCGAGCCGGAGAAGGACACGCCCTCGGGTTCGATCAACATGTCGTTCATCAAGGATCAGTTGGTGGATTTGGTGTTACACCCCAACCCGAATTACTCCAGACAGATTCGCATGATCGCGGTGTCGACGAACGTCCTGCGCATCGGTGAGGGATATGGTCGAACTTTATTTGACGACAACAGGTAAGTCATGAATTTTGAACAAACGGCGATAGACATCATCACCCCCGTGATGGAAAAGTCGGTCATTCTCGCCGCCCAGTACTGTCAAGCGTGTGGGCGGGACACGATCACGGGGAAGGATTTCGAGTACGCGATGAAATATTGTGCTCGGTACGTGGTCGGACAGGACATCGGATCCATCTTACCGGCTCAGGACGAGGACGAGGACGAGGACGAGGACGACGTGGAGATCGTGGAGGAGACGGACGACGAGGGGTTCACGAGGTACGACGGGGACGAGGACATCTTCCGACGCGTGAACCAGGCGGTCGACACGTGGGATGCGTGGGTGCCCGAATCGCCTGTCGAGCGCTATCTTTTTAATGCGATCAATAGTAATGAGCACCTCGTGGGGGAAAGTTGAGGAACCTCGGGGGTACGACGCGTCGTCGACGAGTTTCAAGTGCTTGATAGAAGATTCTTCGTCATCGGAAGATTCCGAGGAAGAGGAGGAGGAGGACATCGTCCCGGCGTCCGTGAATGTCAGGAAGTGTGGTGTCAAGTATAGAAAAATTGTAAAGAAGGAACCGCTTCTCCCAGAGTGATTTTTTTTCTTCTGTGAATATATACTACACCCATGTCTGCTCAGGAGCAAGTCGTTCTCGTTGCTCAAGAAGTCGAAGCGCAATCCCTCAACTCGCTCGTCGGTGGCTTCGCATTCGCGGCTGCCATCTCGTGGGCTGACCTCGCGCGATTCGTCGTCACCCGTGTCATCCCGGGTCGCCAAAACGGTCTGGCGCAAAACGCGATCACCGCCCTCCTCACCACGCTCCTCTCCGTGTTGGTGTTCTTGATGGTGTCCCGCATGTCCAAGCGAGTCACCAAGCCGCAACAGCCGACCTTCGCCCTCACGCGCTAAGCATCTTTATCAGGACGAACCCGATGAAGAGAATGATACCCAGGGGAACATACTTTTTCCAGTCATAAACACGTCCGTTCAACTCCGGAATGTTTATTGGTGGCGGCAGTTCCAGCGCATCCTCTTCGACGACCTTTGGTAGACTCAGCGTGCGGTCGAGATTGCCCGTGATTTTGAATTTTAACGCATGGTCTTGTTGACGGAAATCACATGGCACGAGTTTGTTGTTCTCTCGACTGAACCACTGCACGCGCAAACTCTCCACGCGTTTCTGTGGACCGCGAATGAATTCGTGCACGACGCCGTCGTCTTGTCCCGAGTACACCATGAATCGCTCGCTCGGATCCACCGTGGTGTTCGTGATCGTCCCGGTGTAGAACGGGGTGTCGACGTAACAGTCCTGATTGAATTCGTCCGATCCGGTGGAGATCTTCACCACGTACATCTTCGTCGCGTGTTCGACATTCACTCGACCCTCCTGATCGATCACGCCATCGATCGATCGTTGATCCGTCGCCGTGAATCCCATGACTTGGTTGGGTGTCGTTCGATCCTTCGCGTCCGTCGACCACCCGTCCGTGCCCGTGTTAAACTTGAACGTGAAATCATGCGTGGTCGCGACGTTGGAAAATTTCAACGAGTTCGTCCCGGTTTTCCAATCCACCTGATCGATCGTCGTGATCCCGGCGGCGACGATCTTCGCCGCCACGTGATCCTTGAGCGCGGTCCCGCTCGCGTACGCGCGATCCGTGAGTTGGATGTCGTACGACCCAGCGTCCGGCGCGGGTGCGTGGATGTCGATCGTGAATGTGTCGTTGTTGTCGTGTACGACGGTTTGATGTGGAATCCTCGCCGAGACGAGTTCGATCTTCGTGACGTCGTGCAGTGGGGTTTTCAAGGGAACGACGTAATCGCTGGGCGTGCTGTACAACACGGGATCCCGCTCACCACTGTCGACGTCTACTGTGTGATCCATCTAACATTTAGGGAGATTATAAATGTTAGTAAGATTGTTCATTCACTCACCCCAGATGTAGCTCATGGATCTCGAGTAGAGCGCGGGGTGGTGTGCTTTAAAATAATGAGTCAGGAACTCAAACATGAAGTATCTTTGGAATTAATTTGCGGACAGCGTGTGCGCGAACGGGTTGTTCGACAGTTGTCGCTTGGCGAGGTCGAGCGAGTGCCCGCTCGCGTGCGGGTTGACGTTTCCCTTGTACGCGTTGAGATCTTGGAACGCCGGGCGCTTGTAATCTTGCGTCCACCCACCGTTCGGGGCGTTGAATCGCCCGGAGTTCACGTCCGCCCTGACCGTGGTGAGCGCGCCACCCTGTTGCGACGGGTGTCCGCGCACGTTCATGCGACCTGGGTTGTTCACGCGACCGGGCATCCCACGCTTGTCCTCCGGACGCAAACCCAAGCGCATGAGTTCTTCGTTGCTCTTCGCCTGCGCGCGCGCCGCCGGGGACATCGTGTACCCTCCGTGGAAGGAGTGAATACCCGGTTGTGGATTATTGACGTGCCAGAACGGATCGGTGTTGGCGTCGCTCTTGAACCTGGTGGGGAGTTGGGGCACGGTCTGCGCCGAGATGAAACGCTTCGCCCCACCCTTGTCCAACCCGTCCGTGCGCAAGCCAGTTTGCGATCGATTCGTCGTGCGCTTGGTCTTCTCGTGTTCGCTTCGAACGACCGCGGCGCTCACCGCGGCGCGACCGGCGGTCGGTGGCAGACGATCGGGGAGGAACGCCGTCTTCTCCGGGCGGTTGTTCTGCACGATGGACGGCTGCGCGGCGCGACCACCCTTGTGATCGAACGCGGGACCGGCGCCGCCGCGAAGGGTGGTCAGTCTGTACGCGCCGACGTTTTCGGGCATCACTCGGAAGAGTTGTTGGTACCCACCGAAGGCTGGGGTGTTGGCGTCCAAACCCAAACCCGGTCCGACCAATTGACGCTCCACCGGAGACACGTTCCCCATGCGACCGGTGTCGTACACGCGGTTGCGCATGGCGAGCATCTCACCGCCCGAGGTTCGCTTTTGCGGTGCGATCGTGGCGAAGCTTCCCATCTCGCGTTTGCCGATGTCGAAGTCCAAGCCATCTTCGACTTCGATTTCTTGTGTGGGCTCTTCTTGGAGAAGCGGGGGCTCTGGGGCTTGTTGGGGCGGTTCCGAATTCTCGGACAGTTGTCGTCCCGTGTAGACCAGGGCTGCCACTGCGAGGAGAGACAGGGGGTCTGCCATCTGTTACTAGTTGGCAACATTATTATTTTCTCGTTTGATATCTTTGATCGAAAAGATCGTTCTGGAGTTCCGCGCGACTGCTCGCCGGTTCGAAATCCACCGTGCGCAAGGGCAGTTTGCACTGGACGTTCATGAGCGGGTGCAATTGTTGTCTGTACGGCTCGGCGAATTTCTTGTTGAAGGTTTTCGTGGATTGCGGACGAAGTTGATCGTCGGTCTCGATGTAGCGCGCCGGCGCCCCCTTGCCGAACATCGCGGGGGCGGTCCCGTACAAGAACGCGTTCGGGCGTACGCCGTAGTTCACGTTACTGCTTTGTGGGTAGGCGAAGAAGGAGTCCGTCGCCGGGTGCGCCGGAAGCGATCCCGCGTCGTCCACGAGCTTGAGTCCGGGCTGAAGTTGTTGCGCCATGTGTTAATATACGGTATTATTTTTTATCGACGCGCGCCGCTCCCGTGCAAGCCCTCGAACGCGTCGAGTTGCACCCCTCGCATGTTCGGACTGCACGTCTCTGGGTGCGAACGACACATCGGACCGCCTTTCGTCCCGTAGAGCGCCTCCGCGAACGCGGTTTGGTCGCCTGGGATGCTGCTCACCGGCATGGTCACGAACTGACGCGCCGCGAAACGCCTCTGGTACTCCGGGAGCGGCGTTCGACTCCGTCCCGGACCGAAGTGGAACGTGTCGTTCATCATCCTGTCGACGAACGGTTTCACGGTGGGGTAATAGCACGCGGGTTTGCGGTTGGGTTTATCGGTGTATTCGTGCATCATGACGTTTTGCATCGGGTTCTCTGGGGTCGGCATCTCGCACGCGAAGTGATCGTTTTCACCCGCCGTCGTCGGGTAGCCCACCGGACTCGTGACCATGTCATTCCTGTACATGACGAACAACACACCCAAACACGTGGCGCCGAGAACGAAAACTCGCACGTCCCGTCTGATGAGGTAGAGCACGCACGTGGCGTAGATGATGAATCGACTCGCGGCGTTCACGCGGTCGGCTGGGTGTTGACTGGAGTTTGGCCAGAACTGGGACACGCGATCGGCTCTGACAAGTTCCTTCGGTGACTCGAACCAGGTGGTCATATTACATAACACTAAGATTTATTTATTCCGGCTTCATAATGCCACCGAGCATGTTACTCATCGCTTTCATGAGCGACTCCTGGTCGAGTCCGCCCTCACCACCCTCGATCTTCGTCGTGCAATCCTTGGCGATGTTTTCGATCGCCGCCAGGGTCTCGGCTGGAATGCTCACGATGGTGGTTCCGAGCATGTAAAGCGTGCTCAGGTATTGCCAGATGCATCCTTGGGAGTGTTCGCTGATGGAGGACCAATTCTTGCACAGGTGAAGATCCTTGAGGTAGTCGCTCTTCTCGAGATCCTGGAAGAGCGACGCGTCCTTGGACGTGATCTTCCCGATGTGGGGCGCGATGCCGCTCATGTACGTTTCGACGCATTTTCTGGGATTGGTGCTTTTGAGGAGATCGAACTGCGTGGTGAACTTGGAGATCCCCTTCTCTTCTGGGAAGAGTTGGGTAAGTTCGCCGAGGAAATCCTCCATCATCTGCACAAAGGCACCAACGGACGCCATGATTGCGTTTTGTGATTTGAATTGTATGTAAGTCTTTAAGTCTAAAACGGTTCGGTGCTGATTGTTTCCTTCGCGCCGATACCCTGGCTCACGATGAAATACACGAGGAGCGCCACGAGCACCGCCGGTTTCGTGTACTGGTGCGTCTGAAGCGCGCCCTCGTTGTTCATTTTCGCCTTGACGTGAATGTAGCCAGCCGTGATCAGACCGCCGATCACCGCCGCGGACATCGGGTCGCGAAGCGCTTCGCTGAGTTCCATATTACATGTAGTTAGGTTTTTTTACGCGCGCGTCGGGGGCGTCGTCGAAGAAGGACGACGGCGACGGAGCAGCCGGTGTCGGTGCCTGCTGTGCCGGAACGGGAACCGGTGCCGAGACGCCGTCGTCGTCTTCTTCCGCGGCGGGCATCGTCGTCGTCGCCGCGTCTTCCGGTTCTTCGTACGGAGGCGCCACACCCTGAATGTCCCTGAATTCTTGCAATTGCGGCGCGGCGGTGGAGGATGCGTCGGGTTCGGGCACAGTCGCCGTCGTCGTCTCCGTCTCCGCCTCCTCCGCGGGTTGTTGCTCGTCCTCTTCCTCCGCCTCCATCGGATCTTCGTCCTGAACTTCCTGACCCAAATCGATTTCCCTCTCATCGCTCGTCGTGTCGTTTTGCATGTACGTGCTCAGGATCTGTTGCACCGGCAATAAATCCTTGATGGTTTCCTCGATCGCGGTCGTGTATCGCTTCGTGAGTTGGTCGTCTCGATCGTACTCGGACATTTGTTCGTGGTAGATGTACGGATCTCTGTACAAGTTTTTCGCGCACGCGTTCAACACGCTCTGCACGAACACTTCCTCGGTCGGTACCTTGACTGAAATTTTTTTACCGGTGTCCGGGCGAAGTCGAACCGACGACAGAATCTTCACGCTCGACACGAACACCGCGGCGAGCAAATCGCCGAACCAGCTGCACCGAGCCGTGATCTCCGACGCGTGCTTTTGGGACATGCTCGAGCTGAAATTTGGAACCTCTTTCAGATACTTTTGGAACATGATGAGGGGTTTGCGGTTTTTGCTCTCGCGCACAGCCTCCTCGTACATGTCTTGGAACGTCGTGATCAAATGGGGGATCATGATCAAACACAGCTGATTCGTGTACTCCCTCTTCGCTTCGACGAGAACGTTGATATCCATTTTTATACTAATGTTCTCGTAGAGATAAAAAGTCCAGGGATCACGCATTCCTCCACTGATTCGCGACTTTGCGAAGATTCATGAGCGACGGGAACTCGGACACGTCCTCGTCGTCGTTCTCCGTCGACGCCTTCCTCTGTGTTTTCTTCTTCCGCACCTCCCAGGACACGAGCAAATCCGCCGACGTCACCGTCTGCACGTCGAATCCTCCCCTGGTGAACTGTCGGTGCAAGTACCGCGTCGCCGACTCCACGTCGAACGGGGGATACCCGACGACGAACGCGGGCACGCGAAGCACTATGCTTTTCTGTCCCATTTCGACCGCACGGCGTATCTTCCGCTCGAACTGGGCGTAGATGTTCTTGTAGAGTTCCTTCTTCAGTTGGAGCTTCTTCTCGTCAATCTTACGAATCTCATCCAGGAGCATCTCTCTAATCATTAAACTAATTTATTTTTCACCGCATTCAACTCACTCCGCAAATTCACCGCTTCCATGTCCTGAACGAGGTCGAAATCGAGGAACTCCGCGCCCGACCCGGCGGTGTTTTCAAACGCGCTCACCTTGGACGGAGACTCCGAACTGAGCGGTTGCGAGCGCAAGGACACCACGGTCGCGGTGTCGCCCTTCATGACCAAAGTCGACGCGACGGAAAACGCGTACGGGAATCCACCGGTCTCGACGCACATGAATTGCACCTTGTACACGTTGTTTTTCCCGGTGTAATATTTCAACGCCGTTGTCTCGATGACGTGGCAGCACGCACCGGTGCGGTTCTGAATCTCCGCGAGCGTCTTCGTCACGAGTTCGTTCATGACGTCGTTCGTCACCTTGGCTTCCGTCTCGCGAAGAGACTTCACGCTGTAGGCGGAATCATTGAACCGGACGTGTTCTCTCTTTTGGTGTCCGGCGAATCCGAACATCTCCCGATACCCCTCGGTCCTGCTGGGTCCCACGGTGGTGAGCGCGTACACGACGAGCACGATGAGTGCGATGACCCACCAATTCATTATAACTTAACGCGTGAAATTTTTTTGAGAAAATCTCAACCGATATATCAGAGCAGCATGTCCCTCCTCGTGTACAGCCCGAAGTGCGAACATTGCAACGACATCATCGAATTCATTCAAAAGAACCCGGCGCTGAAGCCCCTCGTGAGCTATCACAACATTCACACCCAGCCGATCCCTCCGCACTACAGAGGTCAGATCAATCGCGTGCCCACCCTTCTGACGAAGAACCAAAAATTTCTCGTCGGACAAGAAATCAAGTCGTGGTTGCGAAGCATGTTACCGCCCGACGAAATCGCGAATTGTTCGCTCCGGGGTACGTGTGGGGTGAGCATCGACGGCGAGGACGACGCCTCGGGTGATTTTTTCTCACTGGACGACTACGGCACGTCCTTGGCGGCGCCGATCACCCCCGAGATCGAGTCCAAAATCAAAAAGCAAGTTCAGGCGGTGCAGTATCAGACATAAAGAAATAGCATCCATACGAATATAAATGCCGATGCGTTTGACGACCGTTCAGGCCAGCGCCTTCAAATCGACGTTCGAGACGTTGAAGGACATTTTGAATGACACGAACATCATGTTCCGTCCGTCGGGCATGTTCATCACGTGCCTGGACACGGCGCGCACGTCACTCATCGACCTTCAGTTGCACGCCTCGAATTTCGAAGAGTACGTGTGCGAGGAGGAGGAGATCATCGCGGGCGTGAACGTCGCGAATTGCTTCAAACTCCTGAAGACGATCTCGAGTAACGACGTGTTGAAACTCTCCATCGACAGTAAGGAGTTTTTGAACATCACGATCGAATCCCAAGACAAAAAGAGCAAGACGGATTTCGCGTTGAAATTGCTCGACATCAACGAGTCGCGAATAACCCTCCCGGAGATCGCCATGAACATCATCACCACCCTCCCCAGCGTGGACTTTCAGCGCTTGCTCAGGGACATGAACCACGTGTCGAGCGGTGAGATCGTCATCACGCGAGAGAAGAACCGGATTCGGTTTCAGTGCGAAGGCGACTTCGCGTCCCAAGACACGGAAATCGAGACCGTCGAGACGATCGATGAAAAGTTGTCGGGTCTGTTCTCGTTGAAATATCTAAACATCTTCGCCAAGAGCGCGAGCATGTGCAGTTCGATGCAATTGATGCAGGAAAAGGAAAATCGCTTTTTGAAGATTGTGTATAACGTGGCTTGTCTTGGTTCATTATCGTTCTACTTGGCTAGCAAAATAGAAGCAGATCAGTAGTGTGATCGGTGAACGTGCACGAGATCGAGCTTTGTCCGATGGCGTTTGTAACTTTAATTTTCGGGAAATCACTCTTCAACGCGTCTTCGTCGAAAAACAAAACGTCTCGAATCGCGACGCGCTGACCGTGAAAGTTGGACTTCGGACCGGCGGCGCGCTTGATCTTCGTCGTCACGTCGCGCACGGGTTTGTCGTCGTGGTCGAGGAGAGCGGCGTGTGTGATGGGCATCGTGAACGTCATCACACCCTTTTCGCTTTCGGGAGGGAACGTGAAATTGATGTCCTCCGTGACGAACGTGTACTTGCGTCCGTGATACCAATACTTGATGCGAACCAAGAGCTTGGTCACGCATTGGGGCACGTCCGTGTTGTGGTACCCCTTCCCACGAACGTCCGAGTACAAGGCGTGGAGCGTCGACCAGTGATGACTCTCGCGTTCCCAAAACACATCGTCGACGTCGTACTTCAACGTCGGGTCGATGTAATACTCGAGATCCTCGCGGTAAATTTCGTAATCCCTCGGCGTCGTCACGCGACGATAGATCGCCCACGCGTAAGTTAAAAGATTCAAGATCATTTACCTTAACATGAATGGGAATTTTTTAACCTCCTACGACAGGAAGATCGCGGAATACCGAGACCTGATCGAGAAGGATCCCACGAATAAGAAGGCGCACGAGCTCGCCATGAGTGAGTACATCATCCAGTGCATGCCGTTCATGAAGGCGTACGCGGACGACGACGACGAAGAGAACGTCGCGACGACCACGACGACGAACGACGACAACATCTTCAACGTCACCGAGACCAAAGGTCTTCAGCGCAAAGACATCTACATAGATTACCTCATAGACGTCGAACGGGAAAATCTACAGCGTCCGATCGAACGCGTGCGCGATCTGTGTCCGCGATGCGAGGACGACCCGGAGAGTAAACTCGTGTGGTTTCCGGACACGAGTGAGTTGGTGTGTGAGAAGTGTGGGGTCGTGTGCAAACAGCAGTTGATTAGCGAGGAGTTGACGTTCCGGGAAGAACAGGAGACGAGCAAGATCATCGTGTACAGTTACAAACGCCAGAACCATTTTAACGAGTACATCTCGGCGTTTCAGGCGCAGGAGCAGACGCGCATACCCGAGGAAGTCACCGACGCCGTGCGCGCGGAACTGAAGAAGATGAAAATCACGTCGTGCGAAGAAATCACCCAGACCCGCGTTCGGGCGATTCTCAAAAAGTGTAGGTACAACAAATATTTCGAACACGTCCCGACGATATGTAGCATGATCACGGGGGTGCAACCGCCCAAACTGAGTCAGCGTCTCGAGGAACAGTTGCGACAGATGTTCGCGCTCATTCAAGAACCGTTCGATCGTCACGTGGCGAAAGTGGCGCCGAATAGAAAGAATTTCCTCTCCTACTCATTCGTGACGTACAAGTGTCTCGAACTCCTGGAGGAAGATCACCTGTTACCGTACTTCAATCTCCTGAAGAGTCGTGAGAAACTCGCGGTGCAGGATCGGATCTGGGAACTCATCTGCGCCGATCTTCACTGGCAATACGTTCCAACCTGTTAAAGAATAGACCCGCGAGTTGTAGTAATGGACAAATATACGAGTTATTGCGTAGAGGAAGCTAAATTTCACATGAAGCGCGCGGAGGAAATCCTCACCGAGGGACTCGCCGATCCCCAAAAGTTTTACATCGAAAACAACAAGGAGTGGAGAGACATCGTTCGCGTGATGCCGTACCTCCTCCTCGCCACGAACGCGCGACGGGAGGAGGAAGAAGAAATAGAACGCCGCGCCAAAGCCGTGTAATTATAATGACATCACATCTCACATGACGACGACGTTCGACACGCGACTCGTCGATAACGGACGTTACAAGGTACACGTCATAACGGATGACATTTACATCGGACGCGCGATCGCCGCGGGATACGAGTGGGACGGCTGGATGCGACGGGACATCATCGGACATTACAAACCCGGGACGGACATACTGGACATCGGGGCGAACATAGGGTACAACACCCTCATGTTCTCGGACTACGGACCGGTCCACGCGTTCGAACCGGTGTTTCACGACATCGTCGTCAAAAACGTCGAGGTGAACACGCTGCGACACGACGTCGTCGTGCACCCGATCGCCCTTTCTTCGGGGAAAGGTGCGTGCGAGTTACACCTCCCACCCAAAGAACACGGCTTGATGAACTACGGCGGGACGTCCCTGGTCGATTACGGCACCGAGCCCATCCCAGCCGTGCGCGATCGCTTGGACGACGTGTATCACGGGACCCCGTCCATCATCAAGATCGACGTCGAGCATCACGAGATGGACGTCCTCGAGGGCGCCGTGAAGACTTTGGCGAAACACCGACCCATGCTTCTGATCGAGATTCACGACTACGACAAGAGCCCGATCCCCAAATTCCTCGAAGAATTCGGGTACGTGCGACAGAAGAAATTGTTGGGCGGCATGCACGTCGACCCGGGAAGTCCCGAACCGAGACCCGAACACATGTGGTTGTTCACGGTAGCCCGGTGACGACCTTTTTCACCTCCAACTCCTTCCCGAAATTGATGACGTACGCCTCGGTGAGACCCAACAGTCGCAGGTATTGACACGCCTGCGTCTCCGCCGCCTCCGTGAGCTTCGCCACCGCCTTGAATTCCAAAACCAATTCGGAATTCACGATGATGTCGGCTCGTAAATTCCCAACCGTGTGTCCTTCGAAACAGATCGGGACGATGCGTTCGGATTCGTAGGGCGTGCCGCGCTTTCGCAGCAGCACCTCCATGCAATTGTGATAGACGCGCTCGCTGTACCCGGGTCCGAGCGCGTCCCATATGGCGCTCGCGAGCGCTCTGATATCGAGATCGAGCGTCGTCATCTTGTCACATGATCACGCGTCCCCTTTATACGGATAGGTGTGCACCCATAAATTGGCGATCCATTTCTCCCCCGACTCCACGGGTAATCCCGCGTGGAGCGCACCCTTCGGGATCATGCCGTAATTGTCGAGCGTGTCGAACAAAAGCACGTCACCCTTCGCCAGTTTGTACTTCTTGTCGAGGTTCGGGAACGACGTCTCACCCCCCTCGTATCCGTCGTTCAGGGCGATGATGAACGTGTACATGCGTCTATTTTTCGTCTCCTGGAATGCGTCTTGGTGTGCGTTGTAAAATCCACCCGGTTTGTATCGAACCACTTGTAATTGTTCACAGTTTTCGAACGGGCGATCGCAATCTCGCAAAAGTCGACGACATATTCGATTGATGACGACGTCCTGCGTGTCGAGCCACGCCGTGTCGCTCTGACGAATCTTGGAATCCTTCACGCTCGATAACGCGATGGTCGACGGTTTCAACTTGTCTCGAGCCTTCTTCACGATGTAGTCGCACTCGTCGTGCGTGACCGCGGACGCGCGCACGGCTGGATCTCTGTATCTCGGAATCAGCATGGTGACGAGAACAATGACGCCGAACAGGAGCGCGTACTCTTGCATGTTGTCTACTGTCATTAAAAATACAACCGACTGGGCGTGATACAATTGTATCGTCGCCATATGCTATTCACTAACACGTCGTTCGCGTAGTCCTGTATCCCCGTGAGCTGTCGCCAGATGATGTCGACGTGTTCCGGGTGCACGACGTACTGGCGCAACAAATCGCTCGCACAGTTGAGCGTCATCTCGAACAAATCCCTGACCTCGGACTCTTTTTGCATGCGTTTGTCCACCTGCTGAATCACCTGTCGAAATCGTTTCTCGGAGATGGTGTTCATCATGTACTGAATCCTATAGTTCTGCGTGTGTCGTCGACGGGTGTCGGTCTCGGTCTCGTTCCCCATCCACATGAGCTGACGTTCGATCGACGAGATCATGATCCTGTACCTGGCGAAGTGCTCGGGCGCGCCCATCTCACGCAATTCCCTGAACGTCGGGAGACCGCCGCAGGGTATGTCACCCAACTCTCGACCGATCGTCCCTTCTCCGCGTTTCATCTCGAAAAAGTGTGGATTGTGTATTCGCCCAGTCTCGATTTCCCCACTGCGCCACGAGAAGGCGGTCTTGCACCCGGTGCAAAACATCTGATCGCACCCCCCTATGATTTTCGTGATCATCTCCCCACACTTCGGACACGGTCGACTGTCTCGTTGGATGAGCTGAAACGTCGATCGCGTGTCCTCGTCGCACGCGTGCCCGTCTTTCCACGGTTGGTTGCATTCGTCGCAGTACACGCCTTTACACAGACCGCAGTAGTGGTTCCGCCCGTCCGACCACGTGTTCATGAAACCCTTACACGTCGAGGTCGGACACTTTCGCGTGAACTGTCGACTCGACGCCGACGTCACGTTCTCGTGATGATGTTCCAGATCGTGTAGTTCTTCGTACAATTCGTCAAACTCTCGCACCGCCGCGGTGACTTGCGTTAACGGGGCTTGAATGTAGTGCAAGTACACGAGCCTATCTCGCCGTACCCAAAGTTCCTCGCGCAATTCCTTAATGCGTCGGATCCGCTCCACGATGAGTTGGGTCTCTTGGAAGAAAAGTTGTTCGCGAAGGAACAGACTTTCCTCGCGATGTTTTCGATAGTCCATGTTCCTGAAGACTTTCGAGCACCACGAATCCACGAACTCGCGCGACCACTTGGACTTACACTGCATGCAATGTGGGTCGTCGTGTGTGGATAACAGGTACGTCTGCGCACATCGTCGACAACACTCGTGTTCACATTTCGAACACGTCAGTTTTCTGTGAAAAGTCTGATTATACTTTTCACAGCAAACATCACACGTCCCGTGCATTTTGCTTGTAGTTCAATACTAAATATTCTTTAATTGAATCTCCAACTCTGATCACCCCCCCTTCGATTTATTAGCAAACGTGATCTTTTGGTTCAACTGTTTTCGCGTCCTCAAGGCGCGCGCACCGCCACTCGAGACCTTTTTCTTCAGATTGGTCTTCACACTCATCGGTCCAGTCTTCTTCTTCTTCAAGTTCGTGAGGAGCTTTTGTTTGCTCTTGAGTCCGAGGTTGGAGTTCTTGATGTTTTGTGCGACACTCTTTTTCGCCGCGAGACGGAGCTTCCCCGCGAGTTCTTTCTTCTTGTTCGCGTTCGCGAACGCTTTGGGTACGGCGGTCGGCTTTTTCGGTTGCGACGCCGCCTCTAACGCCTTGACCGTCTTCGACTTTGGAACTTTCTTCTTCGCGTCGAAGAGCTTGCGCACACCCGACACATTCTTACCGGCGTTCAAATCTCGGACGAATCGGTTTCGATTCTTTACCCCGATGCTTGAAGCCATGATTTCTTTCTTCAGCGCGTTCGCCTCCGACTTCTTCTTCGCGGCGGCGGCGTTCTCGTTCGCCTTCTTCTTCGCGGCAGCGGCGGCGTCCTCGTTCGCCTTCTTCTTCGCAGCGGCGGCGGCGTTCTCGTTCGCCTTCTTCTTCGCGGCGGCGGCGTTCTCGTTCGCCTTCTTCTTCGCGGCAGCGGCGGCGTTCGCCTTCTTCTTCGCGGCGGCGTTC